TACGTCATTGAACATATCCAGGACTGGCCGGCAAACCGGGTACGCGATCTGTTGCCCTGGAAAGTTGATCTGAGCTCTCAGTAAATATCAATACGGTTCTGACGAGTCGCTTACGCATTAGATATTCCTGATGACATTTCTGTAAAATATATGGCGGAACCGCCACAAGGGAAAATCCGAGTTGCAGGGGAAAATGGTTTTCCCACATGGGCTGAAATACCTCCACCATCACATGAGGAACTTATTGAACAGGCCGAATCAGAGAGGCAATTATTGATTAACCAGGCCAACGAATACATGAACAGTAAACAATGGCCCGGTAAAGCCGCTATTGGTCGTCTGAAAGGTGAGGAACTGGCGCAATATAATTTGTGGCTGGATTATCTGGAGGCACTGGAGCTGGTTGATACCTCCAGTGCGCCAGATATTGAATGGCCTACGCCTCCGGCAGTTCAGGCCAGATGACATCCGGCGCGGTGCTGGTATCTGTTGCCGTCACCGCGTCAATGTAATCCAGCACAGCGTTAAGTCTGGTTGTTTCTGCCTGCGTCGGTTTACGTCCGGCCTGCAATTTCAGTTGAATCAGACTGATGGAAGCCATTGCTGCATCAATCAGTGACTGGCGCTGTGCTTCTGCCGCTTCTACTGCGGCACCGTGTTGTGCCTCAGTATCGGTCACCCATTTCTTACCATCCCATTTATCGAATGGCGTTAACGGGGCGATAGTGGTTGTATTTTCAGGATAATCACCCGGAGCTGTGATTTCTTTGGCGTCTCCCGTTTCGGTGTTATAGACGATTTCACCGCGATGGTCTGGCACATATTCCCATGAGTTTAAATCCATCGAACGGCAGATAGCATAACCCGCCTTATGTATACCAGGTTCATCCAGACAGGAATATGCAGGGATACCGACACCAATGGCAAGATATTCATTTGAAGTAGAAATATATTCCCGAGTTTTACCATCATAGTTATAGACGGTAATATTCCCCGCCTTCGTGGCAATAAGCTCGCTATTTAATACGGCGTTATCCATTATGCAGCCCTCACGATATAGTTAAATGCAATATTTCGTGGACGGGTTTCACTCCCGCCAGTATTACCGATACTCCCTCGTGAATGAAGTGTCGGTGATGGGATCAGACTCCCTCCTGTATTTGTGGCATCAAGTCCACGTCCTTGTGTGTATGTCTTTTTGAAAATCGTAGCCAGTTCCCATTCATCTTTTGTGTCGTAACCATCATTGGCAACAACAATATGGCGGTGTTTTTCCAGCATCCCTGTCTGAATGCTCAATAAAACACGTCCTGCATCAATACCGCGCCCGTCATCCCAGCCACGAATAAACTCACCACGTAAATCAGGTAATTTATTTGTCGGATAAGCCTTTGCCAGTTCCGGGTATTCTTCAGCAGAAAAAGCCGCACCGTTGCATTTCAGCCAGCCTGTTGGCGGTGTGGCTGAAGGCCATGGAACAGGCACACCAACAGGTAATGCAGAGCCTTCTCCCAAACCAACGTTTAAGAAAATGCAGAGATTACGGCTAACTGGCATCATCCCCGGTTTTTATTCAGGGGATCCATCATGCTTATTGGCTATGTCCGCGTATCAACAAATGACCAGAATACAGAATTGCAGCGTAACGCGCTGGAGTGCGCAGGATGTGAACTGATTTTTGAAGATAAAATCAGCGGAACGAAATCAGCCAGACCGGGATTGAAAAAACTGCTCAGAACGCTATCAGAAGGAGATACGCTGGTTGTCTGGAAGCTGGACAGACTGGGCAGAAGTATGAAACACCTGATCACGCTTATTGAGGAATTGCGGGAAAAAGGTGTTAATTTCCGTAGTCTGACGGACAGCATTGACACATCAACACCCATGGGGCGTTTCTTTTTTCACGTCATGGGAGCTTTAGCCGAAATGGAACGTGAATTAATTGTAGAGCGTACACTGGCCGGGCTGGCAGCAGCACGCGCACAAGGACGCATTGGCGGACGTCGCCCGAAGTTGACAAAAGAACAACACGAGCAAATAGCGAGGCTGATTAAAAACGGTCATGACAGGAAACAACTGGCGATCATTTACGACATCGGCATATCGACGATTTATCGTTATCACCCTGTAGGCGATATACAGGCTGAAGAAACAATCAGGCAGATTCAGGAAAATGAAAACCGCTAATCTGACCATTAGCGGTTTTGCGTTAATCAAAACAGCCCTTTAACGGAGCTGGCCGCGCTGTTAAGGGATGATGTGACCTTATCTTTGAAGCCGGACAGCATATCACTGAACGATGAGGATTGCAGGCGCTCCCGCAAATCCTCATCACAGCGTTCAAGAGTCAGTGAAAATTCTATCTTTTTCGCCTTACCGTAGCGATCAAACTCGGAGCGGGTCGTATTCGTTTCAGTCAGTACATACATGCCGTAAATCTGTCCGACGCCATCAATCAGAGGCCAGGGGCGTCCTGTATACGCCTGCGTGGTCAGCAGCGACAGCGACACTTCGCCACCTGTGATTTCAGGATAAAGCACACCAGAAAGCACGATGCGATCATCGCCTGCCCCGATATACTGCCAGCTTGCTGAACGGTTAACGCGTTCATTTTTCACATGCCGCCAGCTTTTATTTTGCTGTAACTGCTGATGCGGCAATGTGCGCAGCTCAAAAACAAACATGCCGTAGATCATCATCATGGCCATGACTCCTCAATCTTTATCGTAAAAACTGCCACGTCCGGCACGGTCGCGTCGTTCCAATTCTGCCCTGACCATTTCACCGACCAGTTTCGCCAGTTCGCGGGGATTCTGCGTAACAACGTTATGCAGATGAACATGAATTTCACCGCCAAATCCGGAGACAACAGGCTCCCGGTTACGGGAAGTTGCAGGAACTGATGCCACTGGCGATCGTATGGCCTCCGCCACCGGGCGGGAGCTGGCCGCAACAACAGGGACCAGCGCCGGAGGCAGAGGAGTCGGGACCACGGGTGTGATGTTGATTGCGGAAGCAGGCTTACTGACCTGCGCAATCTTCCGCTCCTGCCACTCCCCACGAACAGCAAGTGCGCGGGGCAGGTTCTTAAAGACAATATCGCCGGGGCCAATGCGTTTTTTCGTCTCATCAACCAGCTTACCTGTGTTATCAGCAATTTTGCTGAGTCTGCGTAGCGTACCGGTATTGCTGTCTGTGAGCGGTTTGTTGTCTTTGGGTTTATCACCTCCGGTGCCATTGCCATTTTCCACAGGCTTCGGCGGATTGATTTTCGCCAGGTCCCCCTGAAGCAAGGCAACCTTGTCCTGAAGAATGGCCGCACGCTGTGCGTCTTCGATTTTCTTGCGCGCCCTTTCCGCTTCATCCGGAAGGACGCCAAGTTTTTCAAGTATCCACGCCAGCGTATCCAGTAGCATTTTTGCAGGCGTCAGAACAAGTTGTAACGCACCGCCAAGAACGTTACCGAATATCTCGCCAGCACTGGTACATTTATCCAGCGTTTCCTTGCTGGACTCCATCGGTGACAGCAGCGATTTAAACCAGTTAAACACCTGGCTGATCCCGCTTCCGATTGCGTCAAAAACAGGACCAAACCGTTCAAAGGTTTCGCGCAACGGGGCCAGCCTTTCCATAATCCCGCTGAACACCCCGGCAAAAAATGCCCTGATGGGATCCCAGTATTTCCAGATAAGAACGGCAGCTCCGGCAAGCGCAGCCACGATAAGACCAACCGGACTGAACAGCGCCCCGATAGCACCCCCCAGCAAAGAAACGGAACCCGTCACCATTCCCCATAGTGCTGGCAGGAGCCTGACAGCATTCATTGATCCGGTCAGGAGGGAAAAACCAAGACGCAGTTTTGCCAGTGGGCCAGCAAGCACACCAAGAGCAAGCGACAACGAGCCTACGGTTGCAGTCACTGCCAGCAGCGCACCGCCTGCAATCAGTAGCTGGCGCGTCAGTACAGGATGGGCCTGCGCCAGTGCCGTCACCTTTGAGACCACCCGCGTTAGCCACTGCGTGACAGAACGCAGCGGACCGTCAATCAGATCTGCAATGCGGATGCGCAACCCTTCCCATGCACTGCCGAGTGATTTCAGATCGCCGTCAAGGTTGTTGGCCATAACCTTTGCCGTGCGCTCAGCCTCACCGCGCGCGCCTTCAAGTTCTTTTCTCAGTTTAGGTAAGGAGCCGTCACCTGCCGCATCAACGAGGGCCATAAATGATGTGAAAGCCTCTTCTCCGGCAATGTCCTTAAAGAACGATACCCGGTCAACTTCCCCGTATTTGCGGGTGGCTTTATAAAGGTCGGCCAGCAAATCCTCCATCGGGCGCATTTTGCCGTTCGCATCAGAGACGGACACGCCCAGCTCTTTCAGAGCTTCTGCCGCCGCCTTTGGCGGTGATGCCAGACGAGCCAGGCTGGCACGCATTGCCGTCCCGGCATCACTTCCCCTGATACCCATATTCGCCAGTACGCCCGCCATCGCTGCGGCCTGCTCCAGCGATATTCCCAGCTTGCCCGCCACCGGACCTGCATATTTCATGGTTTCACCCAGTGCGCGAAGGTCAGTGTTGGTACGGGTAAACGCTGCGGTAAGTGTGTCACCGACCCGGTCCATCTGGTCAGCAGAAAGGCCGAACTGCGTCAGGATATTTGAGCCAATATCCGCCGTCTCGCCGAGATCCATACCGCCAGCCGTTGCCATGCTCAGCACGCCGGGAAGCGCAGCCTGAATGGCCTGCGGAGTAAAACCAGCCATTGCAAGAAATGCCTGCCCACTGGCGGCATCGCNCCGTAAGCGACTCGTCAGAACCGTATTGATATTTACTGAGAGCTCAGATCAACTTTCCAGGGCAACAGATCGCGTACCCGGTTTGCCGGCCAGTCCTGGATATGTTCAATGACGTAACGCAGCCACTTTTCTGGCTCCACATTGTTCAGACGGCATGTGCCGATCAGCGAGTACAACACCGCCGCATGTTCACCACCGCTGTCGGAACCCGCGAACATCCAGTTTTTCCGGCCTACGGCCACTCCCCGTAAGGCGTTCTCTGCGATGTTGTTGTCGATTTCCACCCAGCCATTACTGCAGTACACGTTCAGTGCATCCCACTGTTTCAGCAGGTATGCGAACGCTTTTGCCGTATCTGAGTGACGCGACAGTGTTTTCATCTGTTGCTGTATCCAGTCATACAGTGACTGCATCAGTGGCGCGGCTCTGGCTTTTCTTGCCGCCAGACGCTGTTCTGCTGAACAGCCCCGGACCTCTGCCTCGATGGCATACAGTTCACCGATACGCTGCAGGGCTTCCGTGGTGATGTAGGTGGGCGCTCTTGCATGCACATCGTGGATTTTTCTCCGGGCATGAGCCATACACGCGACTTCCGTTATTCTGCCGGATTCGTATAACGCCCGGTAACCACCGTAAGCATCGGCCTGAAGCACACCGCTGTAACCGGCCAGGTGATTTTGTGGATGGATACCTTTCCGGTCCGGACTGTACGCGAACCAGACCGCCGGGGGCATCTGTGAACCGGCGTTACGGTCATCACGGACGTAGACCCACAGCCGGGCTGTCCGGGTTTTACCGCTGCCCGGCTCCTGGACCGGGACGGGGATATCATCAGCATGGACTTTACCGGGCATCAGCACATACTGGCGCAGGACGTCATACAGCGGCTCCAGCAGTTCAGCAACAGCACCTGTCCAGCGCCCCAGTGTGGCACGGCTCAGCTCCACTCCCTGACGACGGTATATTTCTGACTGGCGGTATAACGGCAGATGGTCTGCATATTTCCCGGTGACAACATGGGCCAGAAGCCCCGCTCCGGCATAACTGCGTGCAATGGGTTTTGAAGGTACTGGTGCCTGCACGATATGGTCGCACCGGCAACAGGCCTGTTTCGGACGTTGTGTTTCGATAACCTTAAAGGCGCTGCTGATAAGCTCCAGTTGCTCTGACACATCACATCCCAGAGAACTGAGTTCACCACCACAGGCAGGACAGCATTCCTCTTCCGGCCGGATAACCCGGGTTTCACGGGGAAGTGAGGCCGGTAACGGTTTACGGGCTGAAGACTGGCGCAGGGCGGATGGCAGTACCGGGTCATATTGCTCACCCAGCGTTTCCGCCATTTCTTCCTGAAGTGCGCTGATTCGCTCCTGTGCTTCCTGTATCTGCCGTTCGGTTTTTGCACGAAGTTTTTCTGAGCTTTTACCGAACTGCATACGTTGCAGTTTCGCAACCAGCGCCTTCAGCCGGTTGATTTCGGAAGCATAAGCCGCCACCCGCTGTGAGAGCAGGCGGTTGTATTCAGCCATCTGGCGGATGGTGTCCTGTTGCGTCTGCAACAGTGCCCGCAGGCGGGCGTTCTCATGAGCAAGTGAGGTGTCCATATCCTCACTTTACAACGGGTTATATGCGGATTCCAGCGCGTTCCGTTCGTTTCGGGTGCTTCCAGTTGATACCTTCAAGAAGCATGGATAACTGAGCCGGAGTAAGGTGCACCTTGCCGTCACGGGTGACTGGCCAGACGAAGCGGCCCCGCTCCAGGCGTTTGGTGAAGAGGCACAGTCCGTCACTGTCAGCCCACAACACTTTTATCTGGTCACCCCGGCGTCCGCGGAAGATGAACAGGTGTCCGGAGAACGGGTCATCCTTCAGGACGTTCTGAACTTTTGATGCCAGGCCGTTAAAGCCATTTCGCATATCGGTGATACCTGCAACCAGCCAGATACGCGAACCTGCAGGGAGAGATATCATCAGTGGCTGCTCCCTTTTATTTCGCGGATAAGTGTCTGTAATAACGCCGGCGTCAGTTTACCTTTAAGCCTGAGAGTTCCGGCCGGCAGAACCAGCTCACAACACAGACTGTCGGACGGTGTATTTATCTGCTCTGGTTCCTGTGCGGGGGCCGGGATTTTATTATCCGGCTCCGGCGTTAACGTCACGGGAAGCAGTGCCGGCATATTTTTTCCGGAAGGCAGCAGGCCACCTTTCCGGTATTGATGGCGCCAGTTGAAGAGCAGGTTATCGTTGATTCCGTTTTCCCGGGCGATCTGCGCCACACAGGCTCCGGGCTGCAGTGACTGCTCCACTAAGGCGATTTTAAACTCATAAGGGAAGTTGGGCCGCCGGGGACGTTTTTTTACCACGGGGGCTTCGGATATAACGGTGCTTTCAGGACGTACGACTGGTACCGTGGAAAATTGTCCGTAAAGGCAGGCATCAAGTTCCTGCTCCGACATGCCTGCGGGCAAAGGCCACGAAAGGCCAGCTCTCCGAAAGCGCACGAACATACTACAAACTGTTGATTTTGGTACACCCAGGCGACGCCCGGCCACAACCCGGGGTAAATGTTCTTCAAAGTGAAGACGTAAAGCTTCAGTGATCCAGGTCCGGTGTTTCATACGATAGTGTCCATTAAAAATGATGGACATTATTTTTGTAGAGCCGGAGGAAACAGACCAGACGGTTTAAATGAGCCGGTTACTCTAATGCATCAGCAGGCCATGTTCCATTTACTTCATAAGTGTTTTTTAAATTAACAGCATAAAAAGCATTTTCCGAAGGGGAATAAATATATTGATTCATATTATCTTCCTATTGCGATAATCATAGTTCCATACAAACCATTTCCGGTTGATACTTTTAAGGTTACTGATGTCCTTGTTGTCGTGTACCCCATAAGTTTAAAGGTCGGAGCAGCGGTTAATGAGCCATCTGACCATAAGGCACTAACAGCCAGTGCGCCTGAAGGAAATGCAATAGGGAAATTACCTGTAGTTCCGTTAGTGTCCGCCCCATAAACATTCATCGAAAACATTTGGACAATATGACCACTTGGTAACTGAAACCAGTTTTTGCCAGATGGAAATGCAGACATATCTGGTATCTGATTTTCCCCTGTTCCCACATTCCGTTTTGCCGCTTCTCCCAAACCAAGGTAATCAAGAACTCCCTGAGTGCTGGTTTTACCAAGAATGGCACGTCCAACACTTGTCAACGCGGTTAACGCGGCACGATCTGCCCCTGTAAAATATGGGAGTTTATCTGCTGATGTAGCAAGCTCCGCCAGCGCCGTCAGGGTGGCATCCTTCGGTTGCTTACCCGCAAGCGCGTTAGTCATGGTGGTCGCAAAATTCGGGTCATTGCCCAGCGCCGCAGCCAGTTCGTTCAGCGTGTTCAGTGCATCAGGTGACGAATCTACAAGTGCGGCAATCGCGGCCATAACGAAAGCCGTGCTTGCGATCTGGGTACTATTAGTTCCCTGTGGCGCTGTTGGTGTTGTTGGCGTTCCGGTCAGTGCCGGGCTGTTTAATGGTGCTTTCTTGTTCGTTTCATCCATTACCACCTTAACAGCTTTTGGTGTCGCTGCCAGCGTTTCAGACGTGCTGTTCGTGGCGCTACTGAGCTGAACAATCCCTTTTTGTATAGTGGTGGCGTTCTGGGCGGTATATTTCCCGTTAGCCAGGTCATATGCAGCCTTAACCGCTTTCGGTGTTGCGGCCAGTGTTTCTGATTCACTGTTAATTGCACTGCTTAACTGAGTAAAACCTTTTGCGGTCAGCGAGGCGTCCGGGTGACGTCGTGACTGTTCGTGCTCTGAGATTTTATCATCCACATATTTGCGGGTTGCCAGAACCACAGACGGGTCGATTTTCAGCGTGATAGCTTCGGTGTTCGTGACAACCAGAATCATGCGGATAGTCTGGGTGCGTCCACTGCCTTCCTGCAACTGCGGTTTGTACGTTTCCGGGCAGTTTGCCACCGCAATGAGTACACCTTCATCATCATAAAGACCAATCTCACGGATCCAGAATCCTCCCTCGTTTTCAGGGATGATTTGCTCCGCAATAATCTGGCTCTGATTGTTAGGGTCAACACTCAGAAGATTCAGCGGTGCAATGCGTTTCTGGTTAATCAGTTTTGTTTGTGCAGGGTCTGGTGTTGGTAACACACCATTTGCATCACCAACGGCCATTTGCGTCAGATTCAGCTTACTGCCGAGCATCGTCGCGTTAGCCAGTCGTGCTGCGCCCTGATTAGTCAGAATGGCGTAGTATTTCACTGTCATGCGTTTACTCTCAGATTATCAATTAAATGAATGGCCGGGGCAGGGAAATAATCCCCTTCGACAATAATGGACTCCGGGGTGTAGGGATAAACCGTCAGGGCATCGCCGTGATAGCATCCCGTACCAACGAAAATCTTTCCGTTCACACTCAGGCTGATCGCCAGCCCCGTCAGATGGCGACTTACTGGTTTTGCATCCGCAATAAGGCGCTCAAGTTCCTGATACATTTCATCGGTGATGCCCTGATCAAGTACTCCGACAACAATGCGAAATGTTCCTGGCTCCTCGTTGAGTTGCCACCACTCCTTTACTTCAATCAGGTAGCCGAGAGGCTCCACGGCTCTTCGCAGTGCGCTGATGGTCCCTTTGTGTCGGTGTATCAGCCATGCATCACGAATTACCTGTCGCTTTGTCTCTTCCGGCCAGTTGCGATCCCAGCGGTCAACGGAAAACGCCCAGGCGAGATAAGGCAGCAGATGCACCGGGCAGGTGTCCGGCGACCACAGCGTGTTGAGGTCTACCGGAATGTCTGTAATGCGTGTTCCGACGGCTTCGGCACAACGCATGAAATTGCTGGCTGATGGTGGTAACAACGAATTACTCATTGCGTCCACCTTCGCTGATGGTGAATGACTCACAGCGCGCCGCCTGTATGTCGCTGATGGTCATATTCTGTGTGGGTTCGATTATCTCCACGCGTTGCACACCGTGCACATGCAGTGCGGCAGCAATGGCGGACAACGCCACGTCCTGACCGATAAGCCCCTGCTCAGCCAGCCACTTCCTGAACGACGATTCAGCCGCGGCCAGAATAGGTTCGGATTCCGGGCCGGGGTAAAAGTACAGTTTTGCATTCAGCCGCCATGTCACGATTCTGGCGCTCTGTACGGTCAGGCGGTCGGCCACCGGGCGGGTATCCTCTGCATTCAGAACGGCGCGAACGGTATTAAGCAACGCCTCCGTTGCTGTGCCGTCGCCCTCAGTGGACAGGATGGAAACCGTCACATTTGCCGGAGACGGGCTGATAGCCCGCGCATCACGCACCAGACCGCTGGCGCTGCGGGCAAAATACTCGTATGCACCTGACGGGCCAGCAACACTCAGGCCGTCGTACGCCCGCTGCGCCCGCAGTCTCAGCGAGGTGTCGCTCTCCATCACCGCGTCGGTGGTATCCGTTGCCGGAGTGATGGTCAGGCGCTTTGTGTTCATATTGCCCGCGAGGTTGTCCAGGTCTGTCCCGGCGCTGTGGCTTAACATGCAGGCGCGTGCCCCCTCATTGACCCGCTGGCGTAACAGCATTTCACGAAACGCTGTTGTCTGGGCGATAACGTTCAGGGGTTCCGATTCCAGCTCCAGCGCGGCGGAAACGGCTTCACGCTGTTCGGCGGGATAAGCCGCAATCATCATGGCCTTTGTGTCAGCCAGAATTGCCTCAAAATCAGGCTTCGCGATGATGGCGGGTTCCGGTAACTGGGAAAGGTCAACAGCAGGCATGATTTACTCTCTCAGCGTGATGGTTAATTCAACATTCTGCATGGTCTGCATAACAGTGCCCGACAGCGTCACCCCGGCGCGGCCTCCTGCCTTCCAGACAACGTCGATAGCGTCCAGGGCAATGCGGGGTTCCCATCGTGTCAGCGCAATCACGGCAGCACTCATGCATTGCAGACGCGTGGTGTTATTCATGGGTTCGTCAATCAAATCAGGCACAAGGCTGCCATATTCCCGTCGCATAACCCGGCTTGCCAGCGGGGTGGTCAGGATGTCCCTGACTGACTGTTTCAGGTGCTCCATATCGTTCAGGTTTCCCGTTCCGTCCGGGTTCATTCCTGTGTAGCGGGTTGTCACTGCGGGCCTCCTGTCGAATCGCTGCCACCTTTAACGCCACCGTGCTTATGCGTATGCACTGTGATGCCGTTTGAGGTGAAATCGCCGCCGCTGTGCGTGATATTGCCGCTCATCTTTCCCCCTTTTGTGACGTCAATCTCGGCTGTTTTCAGAAGGTTTGTGCATTCCACGACGGGCGTATCCAGTTTCACGCTGACGGATGCCTGCAGGGTGGCTGTTTTCATGCCGCTGGCGCTCAGTGCGCCTGCGTCCGCGTCGTAGCGGAACACCGCGCCATCCGGCGCGCTGACCACGATTTCTTTCAGGCTTTTGCCGGGGGCCGGATTGGCATCACTCCACAGGCTGCCAATTATCATGGCGGTTTCCGGGTTGCCGCCAATGCAGGCAATTACCACCTGTTCGCCCACTGATGGCGGCAGCCACACATTGAAGGTTCCCGCGCGCGTGGTGTTCCAGCGCAACCAGCCTGTTTCCAGTTCGCCGCTGCGAACGCGCACGCGCCAGGACTTCTCATCAACTTCAGAGATGATCCCGGTGCGGATGATATTGCTCAGCAGTCGCATGAGTTCTGCGCTCACCGTACAGCCTCCGCAATCCGGCCCAGCACCGTGTTATAAATCAGACGCTCATCTGCCTGGCTGATACCCAGCAGCTCACGTACCGGGTAATCGGTGAAAATGCCCGGCGCAACCTGATCGCGCTCACCGTACTGATGAACGCGGGCAATACGTGCGGCTACGCCGCTGTAACCCACCGTCACACCGGAAGCATCTGCACGGGCTTTCAGGTAGCGGGCGGTGCGCAGTTTTACGAACATGGGGACGCGCTTTGTGCTGTCCTGGTTGATGCGCCGGGTGCGTATTTCCAGAAAACGGTCGATGTCATCCCGATAAAACGTGCGGATATTGTTTTTATCCTCATCCCACCCGGTAATGGTTCGCCCGTATTTCCCCGTGTCGTGATGCCAGTTTTTCAGCGTGCGTGCTTCGTTATTCCAGATAAAGCGAATGCGCTCCTGTATCCGGGTTACGCGGCGTCTGCGTGGTGTCCATGCGGTCCCGTCCGGCGCTTTCTGTGACCGGATGCGCGCCTGCTGGGCGCGGCGTAAATCCTGTGCCAGCTTTCTGGCGATGTTATTGATGGCCTGCTGATTCAGGCTGTCGCGGATAGCCTCAAAGGTTTCATCCACGCGGGTGAATGCCTTATCCATCGCTTTCACCCCGCGTCACATCCTGGAATACATGCGACCAGTCGCCTTCGGAAGAGGGCAGGCGGGGTTTTGGCTCCGGCAGGTGTTCTGCCTGCGGTGTGCCCTGACTGTTGCGCGTAATGCGAACGCGTTCCCGCAGGGGGAGCGTAAACAGGAGATCGGCGCTGTCATCGTCATTGATAACGGCGGAAAATTTGATGTCCTGATTACGCTCCGGATTGAGCAACAACTGTGGCTGATTTTCGGATAACCACGCCAGCAGCGGCAGCGTGAGGTCGTCCAGCTCCCCGGCGTAATCCATGACAAACATCACCATCTGATAGTGGTAAACAAACGAGGGAGTTTCTCCGGTCGTTTCAATGTTGCCGCTCTCCACGAAAATGGTGAATTTTTCCGGGTTAGCCTGACACCATCGGCATGAACGGGTCATGGCTTCACGCAGGGAATCAGTTTTCAGCATGGTTGTTATCCTCGTTGTTCAGTCGTTGCAGCCTGCGTTGTTCCAGTAATTCAATGGCCCGTTTATCCGCGTTACAGGTTTCCAGTGCATCCAGAAGGCGGTCGCCCCATATACCGAGATTTCCCCATGTGGGAGTGTCAGGGAAGGGGGGAGGCGTTACCGGTATGGTCAGCGTCTGCGGTATAAGCCGGACTGACGGCGCTGGCAGTGGCGCGTTCTGCGTGCCTGCGCAGCCTGTCAGTAAAACGAGCGTCAGGCAAAGCGTGGGCGCATTCATCTTTTGCAATATCGTTGCGTAGCTGTTCACGTCTTACCTCTCCGTCCTGATTGCGTTGCTGATTTTCCACGCGGAGTTGCGCCAGCACCTGCTGCATATCCTGTACCCCGGCGCTGATGATATTCAGGGTGTCGGCGGTACTTTTCAGGGTGCTGGCCTGCGCTTCGTTTCTGGCGTTCTCCCGGCCCAGCGACCACGACAGACGCATGGATGTTCCCCATCCGGCAATCAGAAGGAAAGCGACGCCAAGCGTGGGCCAGAGCTTCATGCCGGATAGGCTCCGTGTGGTAACTGAAAATGCGGTCCGTCTTTCAGGGTCTTCCAGTCGCCGCCCCATTCCACCGGAATATTCAGTTCCCGGCTGGCCTGTCTGAATGCTGCTGCGATTTTTTCGTACAGCGGCCATTCCCATGACACCTGGCTGCCGATATAAGCCACAACATCCACGGCATGCCCCGTAAGGTGGCGGCTGTTCATGGTCTGGCTCTTACCTGTGGCCACAAGTTGCTTCTGGCGGTAACGGCTGCGCAACCCTTCGGTGATACCAAAATCCACTTCCGAAATTTCCAGTGCCCGTCGGGTCACTTTCACCAGATCAGGGTTTACGCCCTGCAAATTCTTTTCGCTCCGGCTGCTGAATTTAAATGTGTTGCTCATTCGTCCTTCTCCTTCACCCTGCGATTAAAGGCCGCAATAACCTTGTCGCGTGCTTTCTCTGCCCCCATAAAACCGATTGATGCGCCGATAAACGTCACGGCATCTTCAGGAAGCCCGAAGAAGCGCAACGACCCGGCCACGGCCATGGCAAGAACGCCGCACGCCAGCGATCCCGTTACGGTCTGAACCAGTGTTCGTCCGTCATAAAGACTCATCAGCGCGGAAATGCTGACCGCCGCGCCTACTGCATACACCGTTGGCAGGTGGTCAAAGAGCCACGCAATAACCTGCTCTGTGATCCCTGTTTGAATGGTGCTCACTGCTACTCCCCCCACAACTGAATCATTTCTCGTTTCTTCTTCTCCGGCTCTGGCATCTCCACGTCCTGCCCGGCGTCCAGAAATACCTGCTGGCAGAGTCCGGGGTTGGCATCCAGCACCTTTTCGGTGACGCCCTGCGTCGTGCCGTAGTACCGGAAACAGAGCGAATCCACGGTGTCGCCTTCCAGTGCCTTTACTTTCATCAGCACAACTCCGCAAAGATTCGCGGGCGGCACAGAATGTCAGAGATGGCCCAGCTCACATCACGCCACAAATCCGATGTCTGTATATCCAGTGCGTCCGCCCTGCGGTCGCCCTTGTCCGTTGTGTCCACATCGCGGTAACGCTCCAGAATCAGGGCGCGTGTGGCGGTATAAACAGCATTGCGCCAGTGCCAGAGATTGACGCTTTCTCCGTTAATTACGGGTGCCGGAACATCGGCCAGCGTCAGATGGCCAGCCGCCTGCTGTTCCTGCTGCCACGCTTCCAGCTCGCGGGTAACGTGTGCCACTGCCCCGGTGGCGGTATGCAGCAGGCGGGAGGTGGTCACACGGCCCGGCAGTCGTATCGCCAGACGCAGCTCACGCAGCACAATATCCGGCCAGAATGCACCCGCTGAAATACGGGTATCACCATCATCGGTATCGGTGATGTCGTCCTCTGCGGGTCTTGGTTCAGTTCTGGCAACCATACTCATGGGGGTTCACTCCTGAAAAAAATCGGGCGGTGGGTGCTCGGTGTAAACGGTCACGGAGTCAAACCGGAACACCGCGCACGCCGCCCGCTGACGGGGTCAGTCGTTAACCGCGCTTCGCCTTCTGCGTCGCGGTGGTTTTTCGTGTTGCAGGCTTCCGCGTTGTCTTTTTACTTTTGCTGCTTTCGTCCTGCGCCTGCGGTGTGCTGGCATCTTCTGGTGCGGCTGCGGAATCGGCTTTTTTCAGGGCGCGGGAAAGGGTTGCAATCTCGCGTTTCACACCTGCGTTCGGGTTCAGGTGCATCGCTTCGCGCAGCAGCTTCAGTGATGAGGCCATGCTGTCCGCATCGGTCAGGCCACGGCGGGCAAAGGCGCACGCTTTGCATAATTTGGCGCGCACTTCGTCCGGCATGTCCTGGTCGGTGACAATCTCCCGGAGGGTGTCCAGTGGTTCGATAAAGGCGGACAAATCCGCGTCGGCATCCGTCCCGGCCTGCGTCAGTACCGGATTACAGATTTCTTCGGTCAGTACCGTGGCAGCAGTACGGCCAAAGTTATCCGGCATGATGAGGTTGTGATGGACCACATACGCGCCGATACGCAGCGCAAGCGGAAGATCGCCACAGTCAATCGCCCACACCATCAGCGTGGCAATCACTTCATCCTGCTGCCCGCCGTCAGCCTCCAGCGTTCCCTCAATCCAGCCGGAAAAATCCGGCAACAACTCTTTTTTGATGGCGGCTTTCGCGCTTCTGGCCTGTACGCCCTTAAGCCGGGCCTGTGCCAGACGCAGACGATACAGCACCTCTTCATGCGCGGTACGCGCGGCATGGTCCACGCCTTCATTCGCCCGGCCTGCGCGCTGTGCCATCACGTTCTGCCAGTGTTGCTGTGCAGGAGTAATCATTTTTTCTCTCCGTTACAGGCGGGCATGATGCCCGCCGTGAGTTGATTAGCTGTCGGCGAACTTCAGGCCAGTGACCATCGCGCACTTGCCATAGTCTTCAACGACATAAGCGTCATTGATGGACTGGTAGGTGGCGATGCGGTTGTATTCCGGTTCGTCTTTCATCAGACGACGCATTGAACCTTTCTGCCAGTAAATCGACAGGTTGTTGAACGAGGTGATCAGCATCGTTGCATCCGGGAAGAACGGCGCAAGGAACACGCCCAGCCCGCCAATGGTGCGCGATGACAGAATGAGCTGCCCGGCGAGTAATTCCGCATTAGGATTCTGGCCGCTGATGCTGTTCAGCACGGGCAGACGCAGCGAGTTAAACAGGTTGCGCCCCATAATCACCACGAGGTCGTCAGCTTCCTTGTGCCATTCATCCAGCAGGGATGAGCGCGCGTCCTGTACCAGTGCATCAGCGTTCGCATACTTACCCGCGTGCGCCACGGTGTTGTCCATGTTACGGGAGGTCAGCGTCACGTCATTCATAACGCGTTCGCTGGCGTCGGTTCTGATGTGCTCCAGCCACCCCACGTTAACGTCCTGAAGCAACTTGTTGGTGCTGAAGTTGGACTCATCCGCGTGAGACGTGCCGTTGAAACCGATCATGATGCGGTCAAGTGCCACCTGTCGGGCAATCTGTGCGCTGATGTGGGACTGAAAATCAGGGTGTGCCGCCCAGGCATCAAGCTGCGGATATGAAATAAACGTGTCGTAGTTCACCTGTTCGCACTGGTATTTGCGGTTTTTCAGATCAACCACATTATTCGGGTTACGGCGTTTTGTGCCGTCATAACTGGTATTCGTGCGCGCAATCGGCCCGGTGGTATCCAGGAGGATTTTTTCGCCTTTCTGGTCGGTCACGCCGATCACGTTAATTCTTTTTGTAAATTCGGTGCTTTCCTTTGAGGCGTTTTCAAAACGCTGCTGTACCGAGGGTTCCACGGTAAATCGCGATACCAGTGCGGAAACCGGGATATTGTTAAGCGACGCCTGCTGCGCCATATAGCAACCCAGCTTGTTGCGGGTAATATCTGACATCACCAGATTCATAAAAAATTTGCTCCTTTGTCTTATCAGAAGTCAGCCAGCTGCTCGGAGGCTGCGCCCGTTGCGGTGAACCGGTTCTGCGGATCGCCGTCCTGCGTGCGCAGTTTTTCCTTCAGTGCTGTCAGCTCTGTGGTCAGTGACGTGATTTTCTGGCGGTCCTGCTGATGGCGGGTTTCCAGCACATTAAAACGGTCGATAATGTCGGCCTGTGACGTTGCGACGCCTTCCACCGCTTCCTGAATACGGGAAAAACTGGCGTCATCCGCTTTGCGGCCACGACCAATAATCCCCATTACGCGGTTAAACCACTGGGTGCCTTCTTCCTGGCGTTGTTCTGCCATTTCGATGATTTCAGACTCGATGGCTTCGGAGATAAGCGGTGCTTCACCCTGGATACTGTTGAACGTCATCACCGCCTGACGTTGCTGTGCCGTGAATTTCAGGCGCTCAGTGCCCAGGCTTGCCGGGGTGTCGGTCATCGCCAGCCCGACCAGATAGGCGCGCCCGTTAACGGAGAACTGCGGGTGCAGTTCGATACTGGAATAGATTTTCTTGCCGTCAGCGACAAGCTGCTTCATGCGCTCGGTCGGTTCGATTTCTGCATACAGCGCAGTACGTCCGGCCAGCGGGCCTTCCGTAATATCTTCCGTACTCAGTGCGGTGACATCGCCCATTGCGGAAAATTCGCTTGACGGGCATGGCGAGAGATAGTGCTCAACGTTCACGCGGGCAGCGTAAACATCCGGGTTGAAGTTCTCGGCGGCTTCACGCAGATGTACCGGGCTGATTTCGCGGCCATCAACAGTTGATCCGGAGACAGCCACGCGAAACTTTTTGCGGGATGTCTTTTTTTCATTAGCCATAGTTTTTGCCCCTCTGACTGGTTCTTCAGTCATGATGGCAAAGCGTAACAGGCTGATACAAAGGGCTTTTGTTGTAAGAAAACGGCCAGAACAGGGGGTTAAGGAGAACGGTTTCGCGCGCGGGTAATCTTCCTGTAATTACTCAGGGGGAGCAATGATTCAGGACGCTTTTGTGCGCCAGCGTGCGCGGCAACTTTACTGGCAGGGTTATCCGCCCGCAGAAATATCACGTCTGATGGGAATAAACCCGAACACGGTTTATGCGTGGAAAAAACGCGACCAGTGGGATGAAACGCCACCCGTGCAGCGTGTCACGCAGTCCATCGATGCGCGCCTCATCCAGCTTACTGAAAAACAGAATAAAACAGGCGGTGACTTTAAGGAAATAGACCTGCTGACCCGGCAGCTTAAAAAGCTGCATGATGGCCAGCCGGATGTGATGGCCGCAGGAAAGAAAGGCCGGGCGAAAAAACTCAAAAATCATTTCACGCCGGAACAGATTGCCGCACTGCGGGAAAAAATCATCAGCAGGCTGGAGTGGCATCAGCGGGGCTGGTTTGACTCCCTGACACTTTGCAAGGAAGCCGGGATACGTAACAGGATGATCCTGAAATCCCGACAGATTGGGGCGACCTGGTATTTTGCACAGGAAGCTCTGCTGATGGCGCTGCGTGACGATGTGGCGCAACCTTACCAGCGTAACCAGATTTTTTTGTCTGCGTCGCGTCGTCAGGCGTTCCAGTTCAAAAGCATTATTCAGAAGGCCGCGGCTGAAGTTGATGTGGAGCTGAAAGGGGGCGATAAAATCATCCTCTCCAACGGTGCAGAGCTGCATTTTCTCGGCACTTCTGCTGCGTCGGCACAGTCCTATACGGGCAATTTTTATTTTGATGAATTTTTCTGGGTCAGTCGCTTTGCTGAACTGCGCAAGGTGGCTGGCGCTATGGCAACCCTCAGCGGACTGCGGCGCACCTACTTCTCCACGCCATCCACCGAAACGCACGAGGCATACGCCTACTGGAACGGCGACCGCTGGAACGAGAAAAAGGCCACGCATAAACGCCAGCGTTTTTCTGTGGACTGGAAAACGCTGCATAACGGGCTTATCTGCCCTGACCGGACGTGGCGGCAAATTGTCACGCTGGAAGATGTGGTTAATCACGGCTGGAAACACACCGATATTGACGAAATTCGTGATGAAAACACCGAAGACGAGTTCCGCAATCTCTATATGTGTGAGTTTGTCCGCGAAGGGGAATCGGCATTTAACCTGAATATCCTGATTGGCTGCGGTGTTGACGGATACGACGACTGGAAAGACTGGAAACCTTTTGCTCCCCGCCCGATGGGGAATCGTCCGGTATGGATTGGGTATGACGCAAACGGCAGCAGTGGCAACGGCGACAGCGGCGCTGTGTCCGTGGTGGTTCCTCCGGCTGTTCCTGGTGGCCGTTTTCGAACGGTGGAGACGCGACGCGTTCAGGGGCTGGAGTTTGAAGAACAGGCCAGAGTCATTGAAGAGTTCACGTGTCGCTACAACGTGGAACACATCGGCATTGATGTGACGGGCGGGAACGGGGAGGCTGTTTATCAGATAGTGAAACGGTTTTTCCCTGCTGCTATTCCGTACACCTTCACGCTGTCATCAAAACGGTCGCTGGTACTGAAAATGCTGCAAATAATGCGTGCCGGGCGGTGGGAATACGATCGCGCCGAACGCGAGCTGGTCGCGGCCTTTAACGCCGTGCGTAAGGTGAAAACACCGGGCGGTTTTATCACTTACGAAACGGACCGTGCGAGGGGGATCAGCCACGGCGACCTTGCGTGGGCAACCATGCTTGCTGTCATTAACGAACCAATTGGCGGCGAAGGGGAAAACGAGCGTTTTACGGTTATGGAGTTCTGATGAGCAGAAAAAATAAAAAAGTGCGCATGAGTTCACGCATTGATCTCGCTGATGCGCTCAGGAAAGAATCGTCGCTCAGTGCATTCACATTTGATGGTCCTTATCGCCTGACCGGGCATGATTTGCTGGACAATATGTACTGTGCTGATAACGGGCGGTGGTATGAAACCCCGGTGGACTGGTACGGTCTGGCAAGAGCTGCCCGGCAAACGTCCTGGCATCAGTCTGCGCTTTACTTTAAGCGCAATGTATTGCTCGGTTGCTATATTCCGCACCCGCTGCTTTCCCGGCAGGATTTCTCGGCGCTGGCGCTGGACTGGTTTGTGTTCGGTAACGCATTTCTTGAGCTTCGAAGCAATATGCTCGGCGAACCGCTTAAATTACGGCACGCCCTGGCGAAATACATGCGACGCGGAAGCGATCTTGAATCATGGTGGTATGTTCAGGATGGCAAGGATGCGTTTCAGTTTCGCCCTGGCAAAGTGTGCCACCTGATGAATCCGGACATTAACCAGGAAATTTACGGCATGCCGGAATATCTTGGCGCATTACTCTCGGCCAGCCTGTCTCATTCGGCGGACATGTTCAGAAAACTGTATTACGACAATGGATCCCACGCCGGGTGCATCATCTATATCGGTGCAGCGCAGGTAAACCGCGAAAGCATGGACTCCCTGAAAGAAACGTTACAGGGTGCGCGTGGTGGTGGTGCGTTTAAAAACGTGCTCATCCATGCGCCCAACGGGGGCAAAGAGGGGGTGCAAATTTTGCCGTTCCAGCAGATCACCGCAAAAGATGAGTTCATGAATGTTAAGGCGGCATCCCGTGATGATGTGCTGGCTGCGCACCGTGTTCCACCGCAACTGATGGGGGCGATGCCGGGCGAAAAAAGTGCGTTTGGTGATGTGGAGAAGGCCGCGCGGGTTTACGCAATTAACGAGCTGATGCCCGTCATGGAGGCCATGAAGCACATCAATGACTGGCTTGGCGAAGAGGTGATCCGCTTTAACCCTTACGCACTGTTAGATACCCAGCCCACATCCTGACGCGCTTCGCTTGTCTGCTGCTTCGCCGGGGCATAAAAAATTTATGCCCCGACTCTCCAGCTCCTGTATCAGTCAGATAATTTCACGACGCTTTCCTGCTTATTGCCATCATCGACGGTCAGATTCTTACGCAATCCCACTGCGCTGACTGCATGTTCTCGCCGCCTCAGTGCGATTTTGACGGCCTTACCTTTCACCCCATCAAACCAGAATCCCTCACGTATTTTTCACGCTCAGCGTGAGAAATACGGCCATTCTGTCGTGTCGCTGCGACATCGTTAAGGGAACGCTATTTACCCCCCTGAAACGCGGGCTGTTCCCCCGTCACCTGCGCGCAGAAAAAACGCGTTTTTTTGTGCACGTACGGATCCTTGACGGATCCAGCCACCACGCGGGCCGGAAGTACAAAAAGTCGTTCAAAAAAATTGTGCAAACTTGTGCACTATCGTGCAAACAAAAAAAGCGCCTTATCGGCGCTTCAAAAGTATCAATTGTTGCTGTTTATTAATCGCCAACCACGAACATATGCTTCATAGGCATCTCTGTGCCTTACAGTTCCAGCCTGGCTAAACGGAATGTTAGCTAAAACTAAATCATTCTGAGCCATAGCGCGTCCTTCAAGCGCATCTTTTATGCCTAGCTCAAAAGCACAGGCAGCGCATTTGTGCCGACCTTCTTGTCCTTGATATTCAGGGAGAGACAGAAATGTTGGATTATAACGATGAGGGTTCTTGCAAATACCTGTTTTAGCCCGCACTTTATTTACCTCATAGGAAAAATATGCGTGCCTTTACAGAGGTGCGTGTAAGCAATAAAATATACGACGCACATTTTGATTTACTTCGGAAGGCACGCATATCAGGTTAAGTGAGTCCGACCGAGTTTTACGCCCCAATAGTTGCTGCTATTGGGGCGTTTTGCATGGACAATGCCGCGCAATTATCTTGTCGCTCACAATGCGAACGATCTTACAAAAAGGCACATTACTGTCAAGATAATTGATCGTTTTAATCGATAGATAATAGACAATCTATTTGTTTAACAGATCGATTATTGAAGTAAGTGTGCCAAATGGAATGATACTGTCTCTATAAACGTGAGCATTTTTCGCGCAGATGCTTTTACTCAGGAAATAACGCCCGGATATTCCCAGCCATCTGGCTGGTTATCTTAGCCACTGGTGCAGACTGTGCTTCAAACTTTTTTGAGCTGATTTGTGTCACAGGTAACATCTCATCATCAGCCCATGCGGCCAGTCGGTAAGCCTCTGCCGGATTCGTCTTCAGAAGTGCCAGCCCGGCCAGAAAAGCCACGCGTTGGCCGCTTTTGCGGGCTTCTGGTGTAAGGCTGTCCAGCCAGGCGCATGCTTCTCCTTCGTTCTTGACGGCGGCGGGCTTCAGATAGAAACTTATCCGTCTGGTTGGTGTCGTCATTGGTTTACTCCTTGTCCATTGCGTACAGCCCATTAACCAGAGCAAACTGTGGCACCCCGTCCGCGATGAAAGTCGCATTAACTCCGCAGGCTTCGCGGATAGCGGGTGCCACAATCTCCGCCCCGCCACCGACAACCATCACCCGCCCGTAACCCGAAAAAACCGCCAGCGCGCGGATCACGCGTTGTTTCAGTGTTTCTTCCTTTTCACGAATAACCGCCATCAGGCTGGCGTAATGCGCGTCATTGTGGATGTGCTGGCGCAGCCAGGCTTCATTATGGCGATGTTCGATAATGGTATTGGCGATGTGGTGACTGGTGCGCATACCGTTAGTGGCCATCACCGACAGTACGGCATCGGCCATAAGAGAAACGCCTACGTGTGGATCGCAAAACACCTGGCTGATACCTGCCAGTTGCCCCTGAACCTTTGCCACATCCAGCGTGGTTCCGCCCAAATCCACAATCAGCAGGGATTCAAACGGACTCATGTCAGCCAGTGCTTTAAAGCCAGCCGGAATGGATTCAGGCATAACCCGTACGTTACGGATAGTGAATGCTTCGCCGTTCTGGTACTCCACCGGGCGCATGACGTTCGCTTTTTTGCGGTTGATGTTGGCCATGTCCGGCTGTGCGTTTGTGTCGAAATATTCGCTCAGTGGCAGGGTAACAACCACATCCACTTCCTGTGGCGTGATGTCTGATTTGACCAGCGCGTGATGAATGGCAATGACATTCACATCGCTGTACTGGTATTGCGTGTCGGTCGTCTGGACAAAGCGATCGCTGACCGGATCAAAACCATAGCGCACGCCATCAAGCATGTAGTTAGCAGGCTGCGAGCCACCGAACGGCGCAGACCATTCCGACTTGAAGCTGTTCGGGCTGATGGCGTTGCGGCGTTCGCCGTTCTCAGTCCATGCCAGCTTGATGTTGGTGGAGCCGTCGTCGATGTAAATTTTCATGTCGGTTTTCCTTATGTTGATTAATTAATCGTTTACGGGATTCTGAAATCCCGTTTTTGCCTGTTTTGTGCGCGCCTCATATATCGCTGCGCGTTTTTTGCTCATTTACGGGATTCGTGAGTCCCGTTTCTGTCTGTTTTTTGTTTCCACTGGTCAGGCCACCCCGCAGCAGGTCTGCTTTGCGGCTGGCGCGTTCAGTGGTTTCACTGATTCTCTGTGCGTGCTCTGCGTCGCGGATGGCGCGCAGCATGTCAGAAAGCACGGTAACGGGTGTTTTCATGGTGTTCTGGTCCTGCTGAAGTGTGGATGCCAGGCGTGCGGCGGCTTCAGGGTCTGATGCCCCCAGCTGTGCCAGATAGCTGGCGACCGGGTTATGGCGGATCTCCGTGCTGCTTACGCCATGATTACGGCTCAGACGCTGCCAGAGCTGCGTGATTCGGCTGTCCGGGCGGGTATCCGGTTTGCGTACAATTTCAAATCCCTGCGGTGCAATGATGCTGCCGTCAACGTACAGACTGCCGCCCCGTAACAGGTGCTGCATCTGTTGTTCACCGATATGCAGGCCGAGAGATTCAGCAGACTCCCGCCATTCTTTAGCGAGTAACTCGTGGTTATCAGGCAAAGGCCGCTGCTGTTTGCGGCTCTGTGTCCAGTTCTGCATTTCATCGCTGCTGTTTTTTGCCTGTTTGTCACGAAGCGAACGCATCAGCGCCCGGCGTTCGTGCCGTTTCAGTGAGCGCATCCATTCATTTACTTCAACGCCGTCAGGAAGCTGCGGCCACGGTGCTGGCCGTTCTTCCGGCTGTTCTGTCCCGTTGTTGCCTGTTTCCTGTACACGGGGACAGTTATTGCCACGAGTCCGAGTCCAAGGGGCGGCAGGGCCGCCCTGAAGGTCAAAACCATTTTCGCGGGCGCTGTCTTCCGCTTCCGGTTTGCGTCTTACCAGCTTCCAGTTATCCGGATGCGTGCATACGCGGGAAGACTCCCCAATGAGCGGCGACCAGATCCCGTAAATCTGTACGCTCTGTTCACCGTAATCGTTCAGCTCATCTGCGAGGTCGTAGGCGGTGCGAATCAGGTAGTCTTTGCGTGGAACAAGTACGCCACCCTGTTTCTCAATGTAGGTGGCAAAACATCCGGCATCAGCGGCAGCGAGTACCGCGTCCATTGCGTCATCCTTCAGCCGTTGCGGGCCTTCCGGATTGCGTGCCATCTGGCTGGCAAGGCGGCGCAGTTCACGCCACACCTGACGGGAGGGGATGCCAAAGAACTGGAACTGACGGACCCGGTGAAGGCGCGCCCAGCCGATGGCGCGCTCCACGCTCTCGGCCATTGATTTACCTGTTTCGTGGTCAACGCGTGGCTTGCCCGTTTTCGGGTCGATGCCATCCACGGCGCGGCTGTCCAGGTTCTTTCCGATGTAGGTGGCGATGTAGCTGGTTGGCGTGCCTTTTGAGCCGTCGACGTACTCCGCCTTAAAACGCGGAGTTATGTCATCGCCCAGCTCGTGGCGGTCTTCCTGAATGGCAATATCGCAGACGTGGGACACGATGGTTTCAATCTCGTCCGGATGTGCAAAGACCATCATATGCCAGTGCACAGTGCCGTCATGGTGAGGCTCCACCGTGCGGATGCCATACCAGCGCAGGCCGTCGCGGTTCAGTTTTTTGCGGACCGCCGCAAAAAACGTGTTAACCAGGTAATCGCTGGAGTCGCGCATAGTGGCCCCGTTCCATTTGGGATTCGGATGACCGTTCTCCGTTGTTGCGTGGTATTTTGACGGGCAGGTGACAGTCAGAAACACCGCTCTGTCGCCACGGGCTTCGGCCAGAAGTTCCAGCCCCTTCATGGTGGCCATCATTTCTGCCTTACGGTGAACCGGGTTACTTACTCCCGCGTAATACACCGTCTCGAGATCAATCGTGAACCCGTCTTCATTTTCCAGCATGAAACTTTTCAGGAAATCGCGTGTTTTCTCGCGCTGTGCGCGAAACTCGCTTAACGCGTCCTGGCTCAGATAGGGTGATGTTTTTCTGGAAACCAGACAGGCGGCGCGGAGTTGTTCTTCCCGCCACTCGCAACGTAACAGCCACAGTTTGCGTTTCCACCATTCCGCACAGGTCAGGCGAAGGATTGCGCCCGGCAGCAGCTCCGTGTCCGGTTCGTTCCTCCGGTCTTTGTCTGTTGTCAGTGCGTCATAATGTGGAGGCATGGCGTGCAGGTGTAACGCCATGCGGGCCAGCATCTGATACGCCTTCAGCGTTACATCCATGGTCAGCTCACCATCGGTCGCGCCAAAGCCATCGCAGAGTTTTTCGAAGGTGCTGCTGAACATCGCCGCCGTCATGGTGGCCAGCGTCTGTATCTGGTGCTTGTTGAGCTGCGGCAGGTAAAGCAAATCATCCAGGCGTTCGCGTCCGGCAAGGGAGCGATAACCCGGTGTCAGCCAGCGGTGGTCGGTGCGGTCCAGGCGTTCGAATATTTTGCGCAGGGTTCCGCGCGCGTAGCGTTCAGCCTGCCAGCTCTTTTTGCCTTTCTGGCGATCGGCTTCCTGTTTTTTGCGCAGGAAAGAGAGGTGGCGGCTCAGAGGTTCACGCAGATAAACGGGAAGCACCTTCAGTGTGGCAAAAGCACGGGCCACCGGGTCTTGTTCTGTTGCCTGACGCTTGCTGATGATGCTTTGTGCCAGCTTTTCACGCTGTCCGGCTTCCTCAAGGGATGCCATGAGTTTTTTACCCACGGTGGATTGTGCGAAAAAGGCTTCCTCCTTCGCTTCCTGTTCTTCCAGAGCCTTTTTGTCTGCCTCAAGGTAGTAACGGATGGCGCGTTGCAGGTCGGTTTCAGTTTCCTGCCTGTGCTCCGTAAATCTGGCCGGATCAATGGCTGGCCGTGGTTCATTCCAGCTCCATGCAAACTCATTCATGGCTGGTATCCCGTCACGCGCTGCCACTCCTGCGAGAAGAGGGCAGAAAGGCGGTTAAATTCAGCGGTGTATTCACTCAGCGAGGCACACCCGCCAGCAGTGCGATGCGCCAGCATTGCCGCAAATACGGAGGCCGGGGAGTCGTAATACGCCAGCAGTGATTCTCCGTGTGGTGTCAGGCAGTGCAACGCCAGCCCGTGTGGTGTGAAGTCCACGCGGTAGCAGTCGTCTACTGTGAAATAAAGGGTGTCTGCATTCTCCGGTTTTGTGGTGCGTGCTCTGTTGTCACGACCACGGATGTAGAGATCAAATAATCCCTGAAGAACGGGAGCCAGACGGGTGTCCTGTGTGCGCACCCATCTTGTGAAGTCATGAGCGTCAATCATGCTGCAATTCTCTTTACTACAGATGTGCGAAGGCCTCCCGCCGCAAGGTGCAGGAAAGGCCCGGAACAGGAATTAATGGGGTTTGTTTTGCTGCTCGATGAGCTGCTGAAGCTCGCGCAGATCATCCGCCAGATAGCTAAATACTGCGGCGGAGTAGGCGTTTGACAGCACGTGGCTGTGCTCATGTGACATGTTGATGAACATGATACGAGCGACGCGTGATGCGCGGTAAAGTCTGCGGTTGATTTCAGTCTGGATGTGACGACGCGCAGCGTATGCGCGCTGTTGTTTGCGGTTTGCCATGGGGTGGCCTCTTTGGTTGTAAGTTTTGAAAACTCACCATCCAGAGGTGGAAAACTCGGGGTGGTGAGACGTACAGGGTTTCCACAACCGGCAACCAAAGAACCCGGCCCGACCGAAGTCGGCCCTGTACGCCCCACCATAATTCGTGTGCGAAAAAGACGTGGCGATACGGTACGCACAAAAAAACCGCTGGCGCGGTTGTGCGCTTTGGTTGTCAGCGGGGTGGAAATCCCGGCACCCGTTTTATGAGGTGCAGCGGAAATGTAACCTGACTGATTGCGGCATGGCAAGCGGTTTTTTTGTGTGTGCATGTTCTGGTTTCTTACTGGTTCAGAAAAAAATCAAAAACCTTGTCAATGCGTTGCAGCAGCTCTTGCTGTATTGCTTCCGGCGTTTCCGGTTCGCCCGGCGCCTCCAACGTCGCGCAGAAATCAGCGATTTCATGATGGAGCGTCAGGCGAATGGCAGGAGCCGTGGTTCTGGCGTGCTCCAGCTCATTCAGCAGTGCCAGCACAGCAGACGGCGAGAGCATTGCGCGAAATGCCAGTAATTTTTGAGGCGTTGCCATTCGTTGCAGGGCAAATGCCAGTTCGCGTAGCTTCTGGTGGTTGATGGTGCTCATGCTCTGGCTTCCTTCAGTAGCTGGTTAAACATGTGAGTAAGTGGATTGCTACACCCGAACGGCATCGGGTTTACGTGGTAAGAAGCCTGGCCTCCTGTTTTGCGAGCGCGACCACCTGTGCTGCGGTTTGTTCTGATGACTAAGCCGCCGCGCCAAAGTCGGCGTAACTCAGCATTAATGGCTGTGGTTGGGGTATTCAGTGCTGCGGCGATCTCTCCGCCGCTACACCCCGGATGAGTAGCGATGTAGTCCAGAATGATCATCTGCGTGGCTCCTGTACCTGTCGGATAAGATTTACTCGCGCCACGTTGGTGGCGCAGAAGTAAGTGCCGTCAGTGAGGTAGATGTGGTGTGCATCCTTTTCCGAACGATGTTTGTCGATAGTGGTAATCAGGCGTTCGTCGACCTCGTATTCGCGCCCTCTGGAGGTAAAGCGAACGACGGGAAAATGCTTAATTGCCATTGCGCCCCCTTTGTCCAGTAACCCTATGCGTTAAATACGGCACGTTGCGCGTCATCAATGAATACAGCTTGAGAGCGTTCTATCAGGCGGAGATTTGTCAGAAGCTCTGACTCTTTTGTGTGGTAAGGCGTTATCAGGTATTTGCCGTGCAGTTCGGCAATAATGGTGTATTGCGTCATTATTGCCGAACCAAGAATGTAAATGCGGCGTCCAATGCTGGACGGATTCATGGCTGCAACTGTTGACTGTGTTTTAAGAGTATCGATTTCTTTGCCCTGTTCCTCAATAATTTTGGCTGCGTCAGCGGTGATTTTTGCAATGGTCAGTGCGTGAAGTGCTGCCATATGTTGGCTACGCTTCACGGCATCTTTAGCCATTTCATCTTCCGCTTCTGATATTTTTTTTAATGTGTCGATAATGCCTTCTTCTTTTGCTTTCATTTTATATCTCCGTTATTTACGCGTGCGAATACCTCCATTAATACGGATGGTTTTCACGTTTTCTTATTTAATTTGATGTTTTATTTGTATCGTTATTCATCAGAGAAAAAACGCTCGATCTTTTTCACTGAATTAATAATTCGCATAATCCCAATGGCGCAGACCACCGAAATAATCAGAACAAGCCATGAGATAAATATACTCATGCGATATTTCCCAGCTTATACGGTTCAATATGTTCCCCGCATTCTGCGGCACAGATCAGCTCGGAAAGTTCGTTAAGTGCATCCAGATCATCAGCGTAAAAAGCCACGTCATACAGACTTCGGATTGCTCTGGTCAATGAGTCACGGGCCGCACGTTCAGCATGAGCGCCTGATGCACTTAAGCGAAAATAAAAACGCTCAAGTGCTTTGTTAATGAGAGTTTTATATTCTTTGCCCATCACAACGCCCTTTAATCTGCTTTCTGTATTTCAGCTTCTGAATCCATACAAATAATTTCGATATAGGGTTCATCGGCATTAACCTGGCGTGCCTTTTCAGCTTCGCTAATGATTTCTCGTACGGTCTGGTACGGAAGTTCCACAAGCAGTCGCGTGCCGTTCAGATAAACGTAAGTGGCTTCGTCGGTTCCGTTTTTACCCGCCGGAGTCACTCCGTCAATAGCGGATGCACGTAATAACAGTTCACCGCGAAAATCAATAAAACGGATAAATACACCTTGTGCATGGTCTTTGGTCATAAAGCGCCTGTTATAAATCAGCCTGTTTAATAAAACTTTGCCCGCGAAGCAGACGATCAACCGTGCGAAGTGCTTCGTATAATGTGAAATCCTGCCCGAACTGATTGTCGCCACAGCTCAATGCAAAAATGCGGTTTCCGGTAAACGGATTGCGTGGGCATTTGTGGATCACGATTCCAGCTTTCTCAATCAGCCAGGCGTGCTCGCCGATTTGTTTTACTGGGTAGCCATCCGGCGTTGCGTGTGTATCACTCAGGCTGTAGCGGATGTTGCTGCGTGATGCACTGGTAGTGAAACGGTTAGCGTGGCGTTCTGTTCCGGTACGAAAATTACGGCGTTGCTTCAGCATAAAATGACACCTCGTTATTTTGTCATCTGCACGTATTTTTCTGCGCTCCTGATTGTTTTCAGGAAAAGAGCGAAGAGATTTACTGTGCGTCTTGAGTTCTTTTCATCCTGGTTGATGGGAATTGAACCTCTGTCAGCCTGTCTTTTCACTGTGTTAACAGCTTGGTTGGTACGCTTTGCGTAATCTTTCAGGCTTTCTTCAAGTACTGGTAACCCATGCTCATCGCGGTAGGGATAGAACGCTGCTAAACGCTCAAAGTCTGCCTGTTCGTGTGTGTTCAGGACTTTTGCCATGTGTGATAACCTGCGCTATCTGTGGTTGTTTGTGACTTGGTGTACTTATAAGTACACCTTGTGCGCAAGCTTAGTGTACTTATAGGAACACTGTCAATGCTTATCGGTGAAAAAATTAGAGTGATTCGTGAATCAGAGGATTTAACGCGCGAAGAATTTTGCGGCCTGATTGATGTGCCTATCGGCACTTTGCGTCGTTATGAAACGGGGCGGATTGAAAACATAGGGGGCGAAGTGCTTATCAAGATTGTTAATCACCCTCGCTTTTTTAAGTACATGAATTGGCTTATGACGGGAAAAACAAATGAGGCTGCTGGGCAGATCAGTCCGTCTCTCTCCCCTGATGGGCCAAAAAGCACATCGCCTTCTCAAAAACCCCGCAAGACTGGCACACAGCCCGGCTAATCATGGAGCGCTGGGGGCATGGTGGTCTTGTAACGCTGGGGTTTCACGAATGAGCATAAAATCAATTCCGGGAGGGTATCTTCTTGACATGCGCCCTGAGGGGCGTAAAGGCAAACGCATTCGCAAAAAATTTAAAACGAAATCGGATGCAGTTTTATATGAGCGGTGGGTGCTGGCGCAACAGCATAACAATGAGTGGAAAGGAAACTCTATTGATCGCCGTCCTCTGTCAGTGCTTATTGACTTGTGGTGGAAATACCACGGCCAGCTAATGAAGTCAGGGCATAACACGCGCCTTAAATTGCTGCGCTTGAGTGAGGCAATGGATGACCCGTGCGTGCATAAACTTAATACAACAATGCTCACCGAGCTACGTGTGTCCAGGATAGAGCAGGGGATACAGCCCAGCACCATAAATCGAGAGATTGGGGCGTTAAGCGCGATGTTTACCGCACTCATCTCATCCGGCCATTTTCTTAATGATAACCCCGTTCAAGGCCTTAAAGGAATGAAGGTTAACGAGCGTGAAATGGGATATCTGAGTAAGTCTGAATGTGTTCAGTTGCTGGATGCACTGGCTGAAAATCCCGATGAACGGCTGGCTGTCGAAATCCTTCTGTCGACCGGGGCGCGATGGGGCGAGGTAGCGGCACTGGAGCAGCGCCGTGTTCTTCATTGTCGAATCACTTTTTCAAAAACGAAGAACAGCAAAAACCGTACCGTTCCTATTTCTGAAAGCCTGTTTGAAAAGATCAAAAAACGGGGCGGGAAACTGGTGTTTCCGACGCTGGATTATCCATTGGTTCGCGATGTCATCAAAACGGTCGCACCTGATGTTCCCGACGGCCAGGCTGTTCATGCGCTGCGCCACACCTTCGCCAGTCATTTCATGATGAACGGCGGCAATATTCTGACGCTCCAGAAAATTCTGGGGCACGCAAAGATTCAGACAACGATGATTTATGCCCATCTTGCGCCGGATTACTTGCAGGATGCGGTGAGGTTTAATCCCTTGGGAGGAATGTAACTATGGAAATAAAAAAACCTACAAAAAAAGAGTTATATGACTATTTACTATCGAAATATATAGAAGATAAATGCAAAGAAGAAGCTGATGAAATCAATAAGAAGTCGATGAGTCGTGTCAAAAAACATAAAGAGCGGCTGATGGAGATTACGCCAGAAATCTTCTTCCGTTTCTTGTCTGAGAAGGGGGTCTCCAGTGTCTGCCCTTCATGTGGATCGTCGCGATTATCTATTCCTGAAAGTATGGATCTTTGTTGGGATAAAAATAAGAAACCAGAAAATTTTAACAATCTACCCTTGGAGGAGCAGAGTGAGTTAATTAAAGAGAACATAAAGCATTATGTATCTTATACTTTTTTTGGTGATGTTAAGAGCATACCTGATATGCGCAAAACTTATTACACGCTGCATTGCCTGAATTGTGGTTACCTGAGCCTTTACCGTACGTCTGCGGTGCTGAAGTGGTTGGAGAAAGACAAAGCGCAGGATGGTGAAAATGGGTAATGCAGCAAGAAACCTTTTCGGTAATTCAGCAGGTAGTATGTCGCATTCTGAGCGTGATGTGCTTTATCATGGCGGCGATGGCGGCAGTAGTGGAGGCGGAATGTCAGATAAACTTGAAAGGCGAATTGAGCGACTCGAAGGTGATTTATCGCTAACAAGAAACGACCTTGCGACGCTTACTGAACGCACTACAAACCTCTCAACCAAAGCTGATGTTGGTGAGGTGAAAGGTGAGCTCAAAGCAGACATTGCTCATCTGAAAGGTGATCTTAAATGCGATATTGCGAATCTAAAAGGTGAGCTTAAATCTGATACAGCTCACCTGAAAGAGCAGCTCAAATCAGACATTAACAGCCTGAAGGGTGAGCTTACCGAAGCGATGGATAAACGCTTTGACAAGATTATGGATGAGATGAATCGGCGGTTTGACAAGGTTGATGATAATACGAAGTGGCGTTGGAGTGGCATTATTGTGCCAGTATGCACAACCATTTTCACGGCGGCGGTTGCTGTATTTGTTGCTAAATTTGTTGGCTGATGATCCACAAATTGACCACATCCCTGTTATTTGTTGTGGTTGGCTGTGTTTTTGTGTGTCTGTAAGTCTTTGATAATTATCTAACTTATTGATTTTTGCTTGTGTTTATGGCCGCTCTGCGGCCTTTTTTCTTTTCACTGTCGAAGAGTCACCGTAAAATCAACGCCATGACACTTCAGCAGAACGGATACCATGCTGACACTTGCCCGCCAACAACAGCGACAAAATATTCGCTGGTTATTATGCCTGTCAGTTTTGATGCTGCTGGCGCTTCTCTTAAGCCTTTGCGCCGGTGAACAATGGATCTCGCCAGGTGACTGGTTTACTCCTCGTGGCGAACTGTTCGTCTGGCAAATTCGCCTGCCACGTACGCTGGCTGTATTGCTGGTTGGTGCGGCGCTGGCTATATCCGGCGCTGTAATGCAGGCGTTGTTTGAAAATCCTCTGGCAGAACCTGGACTACTTGGCGTCTCTAACGGCGCAGGCGTGGGGCTTATCGCCGCGGTATTGCTTGGGCAAGGGCAACTCCCCAACTGGGCGCTAGGGCTGTGTGCGATTGCTGGCGCGCTTATCATCACTTTAATACTCTTACGTTTCGCCCGTCGTCATCTTTCGACCAGTCGGTTATTGCTGGCTGGCGTTGCATTAGGGATTATCTGTAGCGCACTAATGACGTGGGCTATCTACTTTTCCACCTCTGTTGATTTACGTCAGCTGATGTACTGGATGATGGGCGGTTTTGGCGGCGTAGACTGGCGGCAAAGCTGGCTGATGCTGGCATTGATCCCCGTGTTGTTGTGGATCTGTTGTCAGTCCAGGCCGATGAATATGTTAGCACTTGGCGAGATCTCGGCGCGGCAACTGGGTTTACCCCTGTGGTTCTGGCGCAATGTGCTGGTGGCCGCGACCGGCTGGATGGTTGGCGTCAGTGTGGCGCTGGCGGGTGCTATCGGCTTTATTGGTCTGGTGATCCCACATATTCTTCGGTTGTGTGGTTTAACCGATCATCGCGTATTACTTCCCGGCTGCGCGCTGGCAGGGGCGAGCGCATTGCTGCTGGCCGATATTGTAGCGCGCCTGGCATTAGCTGCCGCAGAGCTGCCTATTGGCGTGGTCACCGCAACGTTGGGTGCGCCGGTGTTTATCTGGTTATTGTTAAAAGCAAGACGTTAG